TCTGAGAGGTCAAACACATATGTGTTGCCCCGCACAAAGGTCAAAGCTGGCGCAGATCCAGAAATGCCTCCGATTGCATATTTATTGCCACCGTCATTAACCACTGTGACTGTATAATTTACCGTTTCGGGATTTTCTCCTGCCATGAACGGATAACGAAAGACGCCGCGCTGAACGCCAGCCGTGCGAGACAGGTTGCCAATCAACCAATGGCCCTCTTTGTAATCATAGGCAACGTAGCGGTCTATTTCAGTAGAGCCTTCAGAGCAATAGAACCACCACACCTCGCCGTACTGGCCGTTGGCAAACGACCAAACCTTTGATTGCTGCGCTGGGTTAAAGTCGCCAAACACATAATCGAAGACATCGCAGGGTATTTCTTGAACGCTGTTACCGTCAAACCTAAAGAAACCACGCTGGCCCATCCAGAATACGCCCATATCAACGTCAGCCGCAGCCTTGCGGGATATTGCCCCACACGATGTACCAACGCGCTCAAAGCCATACACATAAGGCGGGCCAAGGTATCGCGCTGTGTGGGCTGATGTATCCGTCAGGATAAGCGTCTGACCTCGCGTTCTAACGCCCTGCATGATCTGCCCGCTGTCGGCAAGCTCAATATCGCCAGCCTCGTTTGTAGCTGCTGGCGTCCATACTGTGTTGTTTTCACGATCACACCATGAAATTTTACGCGGGTTGTTTCCACTACCCAAGGCAAAGATAAAACGCTCTTCCGTTACAACTAAGCCAAGATTGCCCGTAGGGGCATTTGCAATCGGAGCCGCTTTAACTGCTGGGTTTAACTGCCATTCCAGCAAGCGCCCGTCATCTTTATTTACAGCGACTAAGTATTCACCCCAATTTTGGATGTTCCACTGGGTAGCTTCCTCTGGAACGGCATTGGCGTTTTGCTGGATCGGAGTGCCATAAAACCCGTCACCATAAAATCCGTATCCGTAACCTGTTTCTACTTCCGCGTTCTCACGGCCCGCTGTTAGGTCTGTTGGGGCAATGTCGTACACAGTGCCACCGCCGGTCATGGCTTTAAGTTCGTTATATGAACCACCAGCCACATAGGCAGTGCCGTTGTTCGCTTCCCATGTGTGCATCCCGCGCACTACATTCGTGCAGAACGATGTCTTGCGTTCTTGCCAGCCGCCGATTGGGCGCAAGCTGTTATCACGCCATCTGACCAAGCTGCCATCGCGCCAGCGGCCAGATTGCTCAAGGTCAGTGCCGTTTCGGTAAAATCCGGCGGGGATGTCCAGAGGTACGAGGGTCATTTATGTAGCTCCATAAATCGTGCCAGAATTGCTTAGACTAAAAGATGTTGTTTTTTGCACGGCTGCTCCACCACTGCCGCCAACTTTTCCACTCCATGCGTCACCACCGGAAGCTCCCCAGCCGCCGCCGCCAGCTACTCGCGCTCCATCGCCTTGCGTTGCTCCATTGCCCCCAGCGGAACCCCCAGCGCCGCCTTGGCCAACTGGATCGCGCAAACCTTGTCTAATAGTTCCGCCATTAATGCTGATAAAACCACCACCAGTACCAGATAATATTCGGCCACCGCCACCGGCTCCAAGCGTCACACTGCCGTCCTGCAACCCACCAGCGCCGCCAGCGCCACCGCCAGCCATTACGCCAAAGGCCCAGTTAGTAGAACCGCTTGAGCCACTTGCGTTTAGCGAACCACCTGACCCGCCGGTTCCATATCCGGACCCCCCACTACCACCGCCAGCGCCACCGCCGCCGCCTCTAGCTCCACTGCCGCCGCCGCCAGCAATAAATGCGCCAGAATAGTTAATTATACTTACTCCACTAGATTGAACGCGAATGGCTGGGCCTCCCGCATTGCCGTTACTACTAACAGATCCACCGTCACCGCCCCGACCTATTATTTTGCCGTAATTTTTTAGGGTGCATGGAATATCAATGATTAAAGCAGCCGTAGATGTGCTGTCTGACCATACCCAAATATCGCTAGGCACAACTAAAATTCCACCAGAGCTAATAAAATTAGATATTGTGATTTGCTGTCTTTGTTTTTGACCATTGACAAGGCCCGCAGACGTAAGAGTGATTTCCCTTGATGCTCCATACCACTCCGAAAACGACATAGTTGCGCCAGAGCCTTTGCCTATTAAAACCCTGATGTCACTATCGTTAATAGATGCCTGTGAGCCTGAGCTTCCACCGGCTTCTACATGTATAGCATTAAGGCTTAATGCGCCTGATGACGGTAAAGTCATTATGCACTTCCATATGCTGTGACGTTGTTTTCAACCGTAAGCGCACCCGAACTCGACAACGCAAACCGCGCCGTGCCGTTATAAAAAAACTTTAAACTCGACCCAGATTGCGAAATCGTCCAATCGCCAAGGTCAATAGTTGTAGACGTTAGCGTGGTTATCGTCGCTGCAGTGTTAGAGCCACCCAGCTTGCTGTTCAACTGCGTTTGAATATTGCTAGTCACGCCGTCTGTGTGATTTATCTCTGCCGTTGTAGCTGTAACGCCGTCTAGCTTGTTAATTTCCGCTGCATCAGCCGTAATAGCCGTGCCGCCGACCTTCCATGATCCAGCGGTCAAGTCTGGGGTGCTTGCGGTGTCACCGTTTAGAACGTCAACAACGTCATCAAGCGCCGTGTTGACCGTTGCCCCCCATGTGTTCTCGCTGCCGCCAACGGTGGGTTTGGTTATGCTGATCGTCATTTAATCGCCTCGCGCTTTTTTGCACTATATATCATTTTGCCAGCAAACACTATGCTGCTTCCTGTTCTGTCCAGACCGCCGCTGGCACGGTTTCGACTTGCCACTTAAACCGTGCTGGGCCGACAACCGGCACACCGGCCACGATGTCAGATGCTGTCAGCGCTTGGCTCTGCGTGACGCTTGGAGCGCCGATAGTCGGAGCGCCAGCCGTGATGCTGTCAGCCGTTAAGCTGATGATTTGCGTTATCGTTGACGCGGCGACAGTCGGGGTGCCAGACGTAATATCACCAGCCGTTAGCTGATTATTAGGGATGAGCGTGACATTGCCAACCGTAGGCGCACCAGCCGTAATATCAGCGGCAGTAAGCTGCGTGTCAGCGCCAATCGTTGGAGTACCGATAGTTGGAACGCCAGACGTAATATCAACCGCCGTGAGCGCGTGTACTTGGCTAATTACTGACGCAGCCACCGTGGGTGTGCCAGCCGTGATGTCGGTGCTTGTGAGCGATTGACCCGACGAAACGCTTGGCGTTCCTACTGTCGGCGCACCGGCGGTGATGTCGGCTGACGTAATAACGTGCGCCTGAGAGATTGTTGAGGCGGCAACAGTGGGTGCGCCAGCAACAATATTATCAAGGCCAAACGCTGCATCTGCAACAGCCCCTGTGTCGGCTAAGGGGGCAGACGCTAAGGGGCTGAAACCTAGCATGTGTTACTCCTTATGGCTTCGTCGGCCAAGTGACATTCGTGGGAAACCCAGCTTGGCTTGGAATATCTCGCAGCGACTGTCTGTACGTCTGCATCTCTGATGTCATCGTGTTGTCTGACAGTGCCAGATAATCGGTTTCTGCGATCAAACTGTTGCGCTTTTCTCTGACTTCCGCTGCCGCCCTATCGTTAGCACCGGCAGCCCATGCAGCTTCTTCAGCTTGACGTGCAGCTATTTCTTCTGCTGTCATATCGGTTAGAACGCCGTTTACATACTTTTTCATTAGCTCAATCCATACAGTTTTATGACGCCTTTAGTAAGATTTCCAGATTCCGAAAATAGCCTTATATCTGTTATTACAGAATTAACGGAGTAGGAGGATGCACAATCTGAATAATTAACTGTAAACGATCTTCCTCCAGCTGCATCACTTTGAAGTGTTGTCGGAACAGAAGACTCTTGCGAATTATAAATCATTACTCTAGCAGAAAAGTCATCAAAACTATTAAGCAACCTTCCAATTGCCCCTGTATCATTAGCCGCAAAGGCTCCATTGTTTAAAGTCCCACTACCAGCCTGACCTGAATAAACATATCTATATTCGCCAATAGTCCAATAACTAGAGGTGCTTTCAAAGCTAGCGCCATTATCGTCTGAAACACGGTATCTTATTCTTGTTCCATTAGTAACATCTAAATTATGAATAACCATCATTTGCACTGAGTGAGAGCTGCTCAACGATATATCTACAGAAGCAACCGAAGATGTAATGTTTGTGGTGGATATTAAGGTCATAGCCCCGCCACCAGCAGCGGCCCCGTCAAGGGTAACACTGCCGCTTGTGGCGCTGATGTCATTCGTCTGGTGATTTATCGTTAGTGCCATAAGTCACTCCTATACGGCTGAAGAGCCATCCATGTCGGCTTGCGCCATCACCCACGCATAGCACTTGTCCAAGAACGTAGCCCCAGACGCAGCTTCTACATCTGTAAGGTTTGCGCTGTAACGCTTGAAGTCCACCTCGCGGGTGTCATCGGTAGGCGAGCTTGTTGCATACGCGCTCAGATCAATCATCACGGTAAACTTGGGGTCTGACCCACGTTGACGACTGATTGCCGCTGTAACGATGCGGTAGTATGCGTTGTTAAATGCGATGCCGTACTGAGAGGCACCTTCTGCGATATTATGTTGAATAGCCATTGGTTATCTCCTTTAGGCGTATGTTAGTTCTGAGGTAGTAATATTTGCCACGAACTTGACGTTTGTAGAGGCAGCGCCATTTACTGTAATTGCTAAACCGCCGTTGGTCGTGTCAGCAGATAGTGCCATCCCCCATGACGGTGTGTTATCAAGGACAGTGGTTGCTGAGTTGACCAGCACAGTTGTACCAGCGTTAGCTTCTCTACGAATTAACCCTTCAACCTTCCATGCTGCACAAGCAGTACCACCAGATGCTTGCTGGCGAGCTATGATAGTGCCGTGGAAGGCGTAGGCGCTGTTGTTGGGTAGGATGATTTGATTATTAGACCCAGCCGCACTATTGTTCGACGCCATAGCCTTTGGCGTTGCGTCATTGGTATCGGCCTTTAAGACCATCATCCCACCTTGCTGGCCTATCCAACATCCAAATGCATATTGACCAATTTTGTCTGAAACAGAGCGTACTCCAAATGCATAACTATTTTCTGCACTTGCGGTATTTACCTCGCCGCCTAGAGTTACAGAACGCACACCTGAAGATGTGTTAGACGACCCCAAAGCTATTGCATTTGAACTGCTTGCCTTGGATGTCTGGCCTATCGCGATGCTGTTCGCACCCTGTGCGCCATAGCTTGTGGTGTTGTTGGTTATTTGTGCAGCAAGGCTATTTGCCCCATTTGAGTTACTGTTCATCAAGGCAAGAGAATAACTCCCACCGCCGGTAGAAACACTATTATACCCAATTGCTACAGCATGAGTATTATTAAGGGAGTAACTGCCATATCCAATCGCTACACCATGATTAAAAGTAGCACTTGAATTTTCACCCAGAGATATACAGCCGTTCCCTGAAGAGTTTGCATTTTTCCCAATAGCTAAACTATAGCTGCCTTGCGCTCTTGTTTTATATCCTAGCGCAATCGCCCCTGTTGCAGAGGCTCCATAAGAAGAAAAGTTATTATTGAAAGCAAGTGTATCTGTTCCTGATGCCCTACCCCCAGAACCTAGTGCTACTGCATTTGTGCCACTGGCTATCGGCGTAGTGGCTCCAGAGGCGTTGTCACGGTAGAGGTCAGGATCTCCACCGCCGCCGCCGCCGCCAATTGCGCTGCCATCTAAGAGTAAGTCAGTACCGTCAGAGCTAAGTATAACACCGTTACCTGAGCCTGTGTTATCAATATTAATAGAACCCATTATTTATTACTCCTATGCATACGGCACCTCACTGAGCAGAATATTAGCAACCCGA